TATGATTCATTGAATCATGACCGAACATATAATGCTACTCAACTATCCATGATATTCGACGGTATAATATCTGATGGAGTTTATGCTACAATTGGCAATTCTTTTATTGTAAAGGCAAGTAGTCTCGAAAACTCCGTAATTATACAGTCTGGACGAGCATGGTTTAATCATACGTGGAATTACAATGATACAGACATAATACTAAGTGGTGCTGAGCCATCCAATGCAATATTACCACGCATTGATGCAGTTGTTATTGATATAAATCGTAATGAAGCATATAGAGAAAATAGTATTATGTGGGTTACTGGAACAGCAGCCTCTAGTCCATCACGTCCGAGTATGTTATCAACTACAGACCATTTTCAGTATCCATTATGCTATGTATATAGAAGAGCCAATAATGATGTAATTAGGCAAGAAGATATTACCAATATGGTTGGAACATCTGAATGTCCTTTCGTAACTGGAGTTATAGAAACGGTAGATACTGACTCGCTCATATTACAGTGGCAAAGTCAGTGGAATCAGTTTATAGTAGATTATGAAGATAATGCGACTGATTGGATAAATGATCAAAAGGCAGACTTTACAAATTTCTACAATAAGTTTAAGAATGAAATGACTTCGTTTGAAACGGCATCCAATACTGAATTTGACGAATGGTTTGCAAATGTTAAAGATGTTCTAGATAATAATACCGCTGGTAAACTTCAAAATGAAATAGATGAACTAACTGAAACAGAATTCAATCATTATTATGGATTATTAACCATAAGTACGAGTATTAACGAGTCTACAGGAATAATTACTACTACATCAGATGAAGCCACTGTAACCACGACTATCACATCAACAGAATCTGATGATGATACGATTGATACTGTAGTTACAACAATTGTTCCTAAAACTGGTAATTTTAATTACGTTCGTACTACTGTAATAACAACTAATGGCGATATAACATCTATTAATACAACATACGAACGCAAAGGAAAGTAGGTGAAAAACAAATGGGAAATAATTGGGAAGAGGCAACTTATACGGTAAACAAAATACTTAATGGCATAGATAGTAAAATAGTTAGTGGTATACCTCCTAAAAATATGTCATATTTTTACGCTATTCCGGGAAATAAGACCGTGACCTTAAAATATGATTTACCAGCTGATACATATATAGATGGTCAGTTAATTTGCACGGTAAAGGGCGTTAGAATTGTTAAAAAGCAAGGTTCAGCGCCCATTGGTCCAGAAGATGGCCTAATAATATTGGAAAAAGATAGGGTTAATTATCTTGGCCCTGAAAATTATACCGATAAAGACGTTTCAAATGGCATAGCTTATTATTATGGTTTCTTTCCATATAGCGATCATGGAATATATAATTTTAATGAGGTTAACATATTAAGAGCAATACCTTCAGCAATTAAATATTGGGCATTCGACCAAAACTTTGCTGATAAAAACCCATTGACTACCATAACTTATCCATCTGATTTTCAAAATAGTTCATATACAAAAATGATGACAAATGAAGGTCAAGGTACAGCAACCGCTGGTAGTTGGTTAAGCTTTTTACAAACGGTCTTGAAGAATTATCCTTACATGGTGAAACGTAATGGTAAAATCGATTATGCATTAAGTCCTGGTGATTACACAAAAAAAGATGATGGTTCTTCACCTTCTGACTATTCAAATCAACTGTACAATGGCGGAGCATTCGCTTGGATTAATAAAATCTATATGAAAGAAACATATAGCAGTGACGGAAATAGTCGAGAAGTACAATTTGCAGACAAAGCAGCTGACGGTTTTAGTCCTGTGGGCTTCTATGATTTCGATGAGAATGAACTTGAAGGTATATGGCTGCCTATGGGCTACATGGATGCTAACGGAACATCTATTGTATCTGGCACAACACCTATATCAAACCATACGTGTGCCGAGGAAAAGGCTTTGATAGATGCTTTCAGTGAACGAGCTGTGTTCTTAGGCGGACCAATATTAAGGGTGTTAAGAGATTTAGAGTACATGCTGTTCAAAACAACAGATATTCAGTTATATGCTGGGAACGGTAGATCTAATAGTAGTATATTGGCTAATGCAGCGGTTCCTAATGGTAATGTTCAAGGATGGAAGGGCACTAATACAAAGAATGTAATGAACAAATATTTCCATTCGCAGGTATTAGGAAGCTACCAGGTTGCTCTGAGAGATCCATATACAATACTAATAGCAGGTAAAATGTATGCAAATCCATACTATCAATACAGCTTAGAAGCGGCCAAATACACAGATACAGGCATTGCAATAACCACCAATAGTGCGTGGACATACCCTACTCATATGACAAAGATGGGCACTAATTTGGGTTCAATTCCAAAACAGGCTAGTACAGGCTCGACTTCTACTGGATTATGCGATGGTTATCCACAAGGAAATGCTAGCGGAACGCGTGTATCTAGAACATTAGGATACTATAACGGTAACATGGTCGATGGGCCAGCTAATGTAAGTTTCTACTATGCAGATACTGATAAGAGAGCTACTGGTGGTGCAGCTATCTTGTTATTGCCACCAGTCGGCTATACACCATCGTAAAGGGGGATTTCAAAATGAATACTGAATGGCATGAAGAAATATGCAGCGATTATCCACAAGAGTTCGAACAACTAAATCCAGATAGCTATATTCAAAGACGTAATGTTATTGATAGCGGACAAGGATATATATGTGAAAGCCGTATAATATCGAAAAAAGTTTACGATGATTATGTAAACAATTTGGCCTCGCCATCTCATATAGCAAATAACGATAATATGACTATCATAATGGAAGCAATTGCTGATATATATGAACTTATAAACAAATAAATAAGGAGGTGAATGTCGTATGGTTAGTTTATATTGTAAGCTTATTTTAGAAGGGCGAAAAACTATAAACGACGTACCAATGTCACTAAGACAACAAGTTAAAGCTGAATTAAGTAAGACCAATAAGGAGGGAAACAACAATGGCTAAAATAACTGAATACCCATCAACTACCAGATTTGATTCTGGCGACGTATTATTAAAAGATGGAACTAAAGGAACTAAAACTATTACAGCAGCAAATGCAGCGGTAGAGTTTGCAGGATTAGTATCAGCAATGAATCACAGAAATACCTATAGAGGTAAGAATTTAGGTACAAGTGTAACATCTGCACAGAAAACAGCAATCCAAAATGGAACATTCGACGATTTATTCATCGGTGACTATTGGGTTATTAACGGTAAAAACTGGAGAATCGCAGATATAGATTACTTCTACAACTGCGGAGATACAGCTCTTACAAAGCATCATCTTGTAATTGTACCCGATGGTTCTTTGTATGTTGCTCAGATGAACGAGACAAATACTACAGAAGGTGGATACGTCGGTTCTAAGATGTATACTGAGAATCTAAAAGATGCTAAGACGGCGTTCACCAATGCATTTGGCGATATGATATTAACTCATAAAGAATATTTAACGAATGCAGTTACTGATGGAAAACCGTCAGCAGCAGGCTGGTTTGATTCAACAGTGGAACTAATGAACGAGATAATGGTTTATGGTACTACCATATTTACACCGACGAGCGATGGTTCTACGATTCCTACTCTATACACAGTAAATAAGCAGCAGTTGGCACTATTCCAGATGGATATTACTAAAATCAACCAGCGAGCTACATTTTGGTTAAGAGACGTTGTTTCTTCGCTGTCCTTCGCTGCTGTGAGCTACTACGGTGTTGCGCGCTCCGACGGCGCTTCCTACTCGCTTGGGGTTCGTCCTTATGCTCCTATTGGTTAGTTAATCGGCCCGCTCCATGCGGGCTACTATTTAAAATATGAAAGGAAAAATAATAATGGAAACAGTTAATGTGTTATTAGAAGATGGAACTTTGTTATCTAATTTAATTGTTAATGGAAATAATTATATTTCTAATACTAAATTGGATGAAAGTATATTTAATAATAATTTAGGTTCAGTAATAATAACTACAAAAGATGATGAGGAAAAACATACTAATATGGAACTTGTTCATTTAACTCAGTATGGCGATGAGTGGTGGTTTACACTT